AGAAGTTCAGTTTGTCTCCGCTGATGGGAATGCATTTAATTTTGGTCCAAACAATGAATCAAAAATATTCTTTACGTCTTCTCCAACACAAGCCCTTGTCATTTCAGGCTCTGCTGTGGCTGGCGGGGTCACCATATCCGGTTCCGCAGTAAATATAGATTCTTTTGTTGGAATAGGAGTCGGCGAAGGCAATGCGACACACGGATTAACTTTACCAGATAGTAGCAGACCAAAAGGTAAAGTTAAGGCAAACGCTTATCTTACTTATTCTTCGATTCGCTATAAGAAAGACGTGCAGCCTTTGAGCGATCCACTAGGGACCCTTAAGAAACTAGACGGTGTTTCCTATGTTTGGAAAGATACAGGAAAGCTTGATTATGGATTTATTGCAGAGGAGGTAGGCAAAATTCTACCGGATATTGTTGAGTTTGCTCAAGACAGCGAATATGCAAATAGCATGGACTATATCCGCATCATCTCTTTTTTGGTTGAGGGCGTAAAGGCGCAAGATAAAAAAATATCTAATCTAGAAAAGAAACTTGATCTTTTGATTGAAAAACTAGACAAATAAATGTATAATGGGCAGAAATGAAAAAACCAGACCTAAACACCATCGCAAAAATAGAGCAAGCAATTGCAAAGAAATATGGTTCTCAAGCAATCACAAACCCAAAGTCTTGCTGGACAAAAGAAAAAGAAATAGATTACTTGAAGCAGATTAAGGAAATATACAAAAAGCAACTTAAAAGAAGACAAGATGCGGAAAAGATTAATAAAGATGGTTTTTTCGTATCAAAAAAACTACTTACTAAAGACGAAGACCGTGTTTGTCCTGCTTGCTTTGAGTACTCGTTTAATTTAAAAGACGATGTTTATATGAACAAGTACGACTGCTGTTACAAGTGTTATGTTCACTTTGTTGAAGGCAGAGAAGAACGCTGGTTGAATATAGACCAAAGAGTAGAGTTTCTAGGAAACTTTTATAAGGGGAAAGATAATGGCTAATATTTTAGATGTTGTCCAGACAATCCAAAACATTGTAGGACAAAAAGGATACGACGGAGCCCTAGACGAGGAAGGAAATCCAGTCAAGATTGGTCTCAAGAGAGAAGTTGATAATGTTGTGACAGATAGCAGGCTTGTCGATGGCTTCGGTGTAAGATTTCAGGGGGATAAGATGATTCTTAGTTATTCTTCAGAGTGCACCTTGAAGCAAGTCCAAAGAACAAATTTTCAAGACATCGTAGAACAAAACCTCTCTGATATTATTTCTTTTATTCAAAAAGAGTACAGAGGAGCATCTGGAAAAAATCTTCGCTTGACAAAAGAGGGTGAAGCTGATATCTTGGTTCAAAAGATGTCTAATTTCCGCACTTGGTATCAATCAAGCTGTATCTATAAGATCGGCGGTGCCGAGGGAGTTTTGGAAGAAGACAAACCAAAGGACATCAATGAGAGCATCAAGAGATGGTTGAATGATGCAAAGAGACAATAATCACTGTGATAAATGGCTTACAAACTATCCAAAAAACAAATCCTCTCTGAAATAGTTAAGTGTGGAAAGGATCCAAACTTTTTCATTAATAACTATGCGAGGATTTCTCACCCAATCCACGGCACTGTCCCATTTAAGACATACGATTTTCAAACCCAACTTCTAAAAGATTTCAATGATCATCGTTTCAATGTGATCCTGAAAGGTCGACAGTTGGGTATCTCTACAATTACTGCCGCCTATGTGTCTTGGATGATGCTTTTTCACAGAGACAAGAACATTCTGGTGATGGCTACCAAGTTCCAGACAGCAGCTAACTTGGTAAAGAAAGTCAAAGCAATCATCAAGAACCTGCCAGATTGGATGCAGATAGCGACCATCTCTATTGACAACAGAGCTTCCTTTGAGTTGAACAATGGCTCTCAGATTAAAGCCTCTACAACTTCAGGCGATGCGGGTCGTTCGGAAGCTTTGTCTCTTCTTGTTATTGACGAGGCTGCACACGTAGAAGGGCTTGATGAGTTATGGACAGGTCTTTATCCTACTCTATCAACAGGCGGTCGTTGCATCGCTCTATCTACTCCAAATGGTGTCGGTAACTGGTTTCACCAAACATACACCGACGCTGAAGCAGGTATTAACGATTTCTTTCCAACTATTCTGCCATGGCATGTTCACCCTGATCGAGATGATGAGTGGTTCGAGGAAGAGACAAAAAATATGTCTCAACGTCAAGTTGCTCAAGAGTATGAGTGTAACTTTAATATGTCTGGTGAAACAGTTATTCATCCTGAAGATATGGCTAGAATAAAGGAAGGTCTTCGAGATCCAAAGTATAAAACAGGTTTCGATAGAAACTTCTGGATCTGGGAAGAGTATCAGCCCGGAGAAAGCTATCTTCTTGTAGCTGACGTGGCACGAGGAGACGATAAGGATAGTTCTGTTTTCCACATTATGAAACTATCAACAATGGAAATCATAGCAGAGTACAAATCAAAAATCACACCAGACCTTTTCGCCAACATGCTAAACGAAGTAGGCAAAGAGTTTGGCGAGTGTTTAATGGTAATCGAAAACAACTCAGTCGGTTTTGCTGTCTTGGATAAGCTTAGAGATATGGCTTACCCAAACCTCTACTACTCAGTCAAATCTACACATGAATATGTAGAACAATATTTGGGAGAAACTCAATCAAACGCTGTTGCTGGCTTTTCTACCACCTCGAAGACTCGACCTCTGATCGTGGCAAAAATGGAAGAATTCATTAGAAATAAACTAGTTAGAATATATTCTGCTAGACTATTTAATGAGTTAGAGACATTTGTCTGGCAAAATGGTCGTCCCCAAGCAATGCGTATGTATAATGACGACCTTGTAATGGCTTTTGCGATTGGTTGCTGGGTGAGAGATACAGCCTTGGAAACAAACCAGCGAGACATAGAGTACACAAAAACATTTCTTAGCACAATGACTAGGACAAAAAGTGAATTAAACACCACTATTCCCGGTCAACAGGGCTATAAACCAGTCGCAACAAGTGATAGAATAAAAGAACAAATGAAATATAATTGGATTTTAAAAGGATAAAAAGTAATGGCTAATAATACGAATGGAAAAAACGTAAGAAATCCAGCCTCTCCCTTGTTTAAGAGATTGACTAGACTATTTTCTGGTCCGATTGTCAACTACAGGGCGCAAAATGTCAATCAAAACCGAAGAGCTGAATTGGATAAGTTCGCAACAAAGTTCCAATCTGCATCGGGGAAACAGTTTAAGAGAACTGGATACAATCCTTTTTCAGATTTGTCAGCCAACATATACCAAAACCAAACTAGATTACAAAGATATATCGATTTTGATCAAATGGAATATGAGCCGATCATTGCCTCTGCTCTAGACATCTATGCAGATGAGATGACAACCTCGTCTCCAATGAAGCCTCTATTAAATATTCACTGCCAAAATGAAGAGATAAAGATTATTCTTAACTCGCTTTTTCACAACGTACTTAATATTGAGCATAATATTTTTAATTGGTGCAGAACAATGTGTAAGTATGGAGATTACATTTTGTATCTCGATATTGACGACAAGACCGGTATTGAAAATGTTATTAGTTTGCCACTAAGAGAAATAGAAAGACTTGAGGGAGAGGACAAAACAAACCCAAACTACATCCAATATCAGTGGAACTCAGCTGGTATGACTTTTGAAAACTGGCAAATAGCACATTTTAGAGTGCTGGGAAATGACAAACATGCGCCTTACGGAACTTCTGTTCTCGACCCATCCAGAAGAATTTTCAGACAACTAACACTTCTTGAAGATGCAATGATGGCTTACCGTATCGTTCGATCACCCGAGCGTCGTGTTTTCTATGTTGATGTTGGAAACATGGCTCCTAATGACGTTGAGCAATACATGCAAAAAGTTATGACTCAAATGAAGCGCAACCAAGTTGTTGATGCCGACAGCGGTCGTGTTGATCTTCGCTACAACCCTATGTCTGTTGATGAGGATTACTTTATCCCTACTCGTGGTGGTCAATCAACAAGAGTTGAAAGCTTGCCCGGAGGAACTTACACAGGCGACATCGATGATGTTAAGTATCTAAAAGATAAGCTGTTCTCGGCACTAAAGATCCCACAGTCTTACCTTTTCCGTGGCGAAGGCGCTGACGAAGATAAGGCAACAATTGCTCAAAAGGACATTCGTTTTGCGAGAACAATTCAGAGATTACAGAGAGTTATTATTACAGAGTTAGAAAAGATTGCTATTATTCACCTTTTCACTCTGGGATACAGAGAGAACGATCTTATTTCTTTTAAACTCTCGATGAATAATCCATCTAAGATTGCTGAACTTCAAGATCTAGAGCAGTGGAGAACTAAGTTTGATGTCGCATCCGCAGCAGCAGAGGGTTTCTTTTCAAAGCGCTGGATTGCAGAAAACCTCTTTGCTATTTCAGAAGAGGAGTTCTTACGCAATCAGCGTGAAATGTTCCATGATAGAATGGTTACAGCGCAAATGGATCAAGCAGCAGAAGCACAACCCGCAGGCGGAGGCGGAGGTGGAGATCTTCTTGGAGGTGGCGGAGGCG